GCGCCGCAGCCGGCGGCTGCGACTGTTCGTCGGGGCCACGACCGAGGTGATGACCGGCAAGCGCCGCGGCCAGCAGCAGGCGGCGCGCGAGGTCCTGGCGCAAGGATTCGTCCCGATGTTCTTCCTGATGCGTCAGGTGAGCCTGCGGAAGCGGCTCGACGTGGCGGCCGAACGCGCCCGCGCGCCGGGCGTCCTGGCGCGCGCCGTCGCGGCCGAGCTGGGGCGCCGCGCGTGAGCGGCACCGCCGCCCGCACCATCTCGATCCGGCTCTCGGCGGACAACGCCGAGCCGACGCGCCGCGCCCTGGAGGAAGTCGGCGCGGCGGGTGATCGCGCGCTCCGCCGGGTGGATTCCGCGGCGGCGCAGGCGCAGCCCGCGCTCCAGGGCGTGGCGGCGGCGTCGGACGGAGCGGCCCGGGCGTTCGGCAACCTCGGCGTGAGCCTGGGCGGCGCGGAGCGGGTCTTCGCCGGCGTGACCACCGGCGCGACCGGGGCGGCGGCGGCCATGGCCGCGCTGGCGGCCGGTGTCGTCGCGGCCGGCGTGGCGGTGGCCCGGGCCGGCGACAGCGCGACCGAGAGCCTCGCCCGCCTTCAGGCGGCCACGGGCTCGATCGCGTCCGCGTCGGCGGCATACGAGGGCCTCTATCGCCTGTCGCAGCAGACCGGCGTGGCCGTGTCCGAGAGCGCGGGCGCGTTCTCCCGCTTCGCCATCGCCGCGCGCGAGATCGGTGCCACCAACGACCAGGTGCTCGCGCTGGTCCGCACGGTGCAGCAGGCCGGCATCATCGCCGGTTCAAGCGCGCAGGAAACCAGCGCGACAGTCATGCAGCTTGGCCAGGCGCTCGCCTCGGGCAGGCTGCAGGGCGACGAGCTTCGGTCACTGCTGGAGAACATGCCGACGCTGGCCGAGGCGTTCGCGCGTCAGTTGGGCGTGGGCGTGGGCCAGCTTCGGAAGATGGGCGAGGAAGGCAAGCTCACCGCCGACGTGGCGTTGCCTGCCCTGCTGCGCGCGGGCGCGGAGATCAACCGCGAGTTCGAGAAGCTGCCGCCCACGATGGCCCGCAGCTTTGGCATCCTGGGCCAGTCCATGGTGCGCTTCGCCGCGGACCTGGACCGGGCGCTCGGGCTGTCCCAGGCCATCGCGCGGGCGGCTCAGTTGGCGGCGTCGGCCGTGGACCGGACGCGGCAGGCGGCCGGGCTGGGCGACCCGACCGTTGAACAGGTCCGCGGTAGCGAGGCAGCGGCCCGGCGCCGCCTGTCGGGCCTGGACGCGCGGGCCGCCGAGCAGGATGCCGCCATCGCGGACGCGCGGGCGAACCTGATCCCGTCCGGGCTGACCGGCGACCGGCTGGCCCTGGCGCAGCGTGTCGCGGACCAAGACCCCGCCATCGCCGCGCTACGCGAACGGCGCGCGGGCTTGGAACGCGAGCGTGCCGCGGCGCTGGCAGACATTGAGCGGTTTAATCGCGAGGCCGACGAGCTGGAGCGCGAGGGGATCGTTCAGCGCCTTGCCGAGCGTGAGGCGGCGGACGCGGCGGGGCGCCAAGGGCAGCGGCGTCGGGATGAGGAGGCGCTGGCCGAGTTGCGCAAGCAGCTCGACAAAGAGCGCACCATCCGTGAGGAGCACAACAAGCGCGTCACCGAAATTGAAGGCATGTTGTCGCGCGGCAACGTCGAGCCCGATGAGGCGCGCCGGCTGCGTGCCGCGGCCGACAAGGAGCGCGACGAGGCCCTGGCGAAGCTGGAGGACCGGGCCGAGCGCGCGGTCGCCGCTTCGGGTCGGACGGCCCGGGCGACGGAGCAAGTCAGCGAGGCCGAGCGCGAGTATCAGCAGCTCGTCAGCCGCGGCGTGTCGCTCGCGCAGTCGGCGGCGAGCGAGGATGAGAAGTGGACGGAGCAGCAAAATGCGCTGAACGCAGCGCGCGAAGCCGGCCGCATCACGCAGGAACAGCTTAACGACGCGGTGGCGCAATACTCGCCCGCGTCGCGCCGCGCACGTGAGGAGGCGGCGGCGGCGGCGCGCGAGGCTGAGCAGTTCGCCAAGCAGTCCAGGGACGCGCTCGCGCAGATCGGCGGGAATGCGCTGGACCGCATCGGTCAGGGGCTCGTCAACGCCTTCGCGCAGGGCGGCAAGGCGGCGCTGGATTTCGGCAGTCTGGCGAAATCGGTGCTGACGAGCATCGCCGCCGACATGCTGAAGATGGCGGTCATCAACCCGTTCGCCAACGCGATCCTGGGCACGTCGCGGCCGACGCTCGGCGGGGCGCTCGGGTCGGTGGCGACGAACGCGGCCGGCAGCGCGATCGGTGGCGCGGTCGGCGGCGATGCCGGCGGCGGCGGCATGATGGGCGGCCTGTTCCAGACGCTCGGGCTGTCCGCGCTGGGCTCGCAGCTATCGAGCGGCGCATCCAGCCTCGCCAGCAGCCTCGGCCTGTCGGGCATCGGCACGGGCCTGAGTAGCTTGCTGGCGACGCAGGTGATCGCCCCGACCGGCGCGGCTGCGGCCAGCGCGCTTGCCGCTGAAACCGCTGGTGCCATCGCGCTGGAATCCGCGGGCGCCATCTCCGCCGGGACCGCGACCGGCGCCGGAGCCGGCGTGCTCGGCACCGGCGCGACGCTGGGCGGCCTCCTAGGCGGCGTGGGCCTCGGCTTCGGCGCCGGCACGCTGCTGTCCAGCTTCATCGCCAAGACCCCGGCGCAGTCGACCAACGGCATGATCGGCGCGGGCGGCGGCGCGCTTGCGGGCGCGGCCATCGGCTCCATCATCCCCGGCATCGGCACCATCATCGGCGGCCTGATCGGCGGCGCGATTGGCGGCGCAGGCGGCAGCCTGTTGGGGCCGGGCAAGCAGTTCTCCGGCGGCGACGCCATCCTCGGCATCGAGAACGGCCGCCTCGTCGTCACCGGCTACCGCGGCAAGAATTTCGGCGACAGCGAGGCGCTGGTCGAGGAGGCCAAGCGCCAGGCCGAGATCGTCAACGCCGAGTTCGCCAAGCGCGGCCTGCGGTTCGGCGACGCCTCGCCGGACGCCATGGCGGGCTTCGTCGGCGGCGGGCAGTCGCCCAACCCGAACAACGTCAGCGACGCCCTGCGCTCCACCGGCTGGGCGCTGGCGGGCCTGCGGTCGGACAGCCCGGCGGTGCAGCGGATGCTGGAGGCCCGGGCCGGCGACGCGCGGCCGATTGAGATGGTGCTGTCCGAAGTCGATTGGGTCCGCAACGTCTACGAGCCGCTGGTGAAGACCGCGGACGCCACGGACGACTTCGCCGAGCAAATCAAGAAAGTCGGCGAGCAGTTCGACGCCACGATTCAGCGCGCGCGTGACCTTGGGCTTGAGACCGAGCGGCTGAACCAACTCCGCGAGGAAGAAATCAACAAGCTGAAGGCGCGGCGTGAACTCGACGGCCTCTCGGCGGTGGCGCAGCGCCAGAACGTGCTGACGGCGTTCCTCGGAAGCCTTCAGACCGAGCGCATGTCGCCGGAACAGCGGTTCGCGCAGCTTCAGCGGAACTTCGGCGACGCGGTCACCGCGGCGCGTTCCGCCGGCATCCAGCGCGCGGACCTCGGCGCCGTGGTCCAGGCCGGCGGCGCGCTCATCTCGGCGGGGCGGGACTTCTACGCGACCGGCCCGCAAGGTCAGGCGCTTCAGGCCATGGTGGAGAGCCAGGTCCGCGCACTCGGCGCCGCGCTGGACCTGCCTGCGTTCGGAGGCGACTTGGAGCGCGCGCTTACCGCCGTCACCACGCCACTCACCGACGAGCTTGGCCTGCTGCGCGGCGAGATCGTGCGCCTCCGCGACGAGCTTCGCGTCGCGCGGCTCCAGGCGGCGGCATGATCGCGGCGGGCGACGGGGATGCCGTCTGGCTGGTCGAGCTTGGCGCCATCGCACCACCGAGCGAGTCCAGCGGGCCGGCGCCGTTCGGCATCGTCGCGCCGGGCATGGCGCCGATGGCCGCACCTGACCGGCCTAGCGGCGGCACGGGCAGCAGCGCGGCGGCGCAGCAGGTGGTGCGCGTCAGCGACCGCGGCTGGATCGGAGAGTCGGGCGACGCGCTGGCGGCCAACGTGCCGTTTCCGCCGCGGCTGGCTGAGCCGGTCGCCATCGAGCGCGCGCTGCCGGTCTACCCTGACCAGCCGCGGCGGCTTGCGGTGAGCGTGGGCGAGTTGTTGCTGCTCAATGCCGATGGCCGCCTGGACGAACTGGCTGGCGACTGGTCAACGGCGGGGCGAACGGTGACGCTGCGCCGCGGCCCGCATCGCCGGCCGCAGCACGCGAGCCTGAATACCTTCAGCACGATTGCCACTTTCACCGCGGGCGCCGCGGCGTCGGGCACGCAGCGCCTGTCCGTTCCGCTGCGGTCTGCGGCGTCGGACCTCGCCGGGCCAGCGTGCAATGTCTACTCGGGCGTCGGCGGCCCCGAGGGACCGGCGACGCTCGCGGGCCGGAACAAGCCGCGGCTGTTCGGCACGAAGAAGAACATCGAGCCGGTCCTGGTCGACCCCGCGCTGCTCATCTACCAGATCAGCGACGGCGCGCTGACCGGCACGGTCTTCGTGCGAGATCGCGGCGTGCTGCTGGATTTTCCGCGTAGCTACGACGTGGCCACTTACGACGCCTTGGTGGCGGCCAACGTGTCAGCAAGCGCATTCGTCACTTGCCGCGCGCTGGGCCTTGTCCGTGTCGCTGCCACACCCTCGCTGCTGACGTGCGACGCCACGGCGAGCGGCGGCACGAGCGCGGCCGACATCGCGGCGGCGCTGCTCAACGGTCCGGGCGGACAGACCGGCGTGAGCGGATCAGGATTCGCGTGGCGCGCAGGCGTGTGCGGGCTCTACCTGACCGGCGGCACGGTGGCAGAAGCGATGGACGCGCTTGCGGCCGGCGTCTTCGGCTGGTGGGGCACGGACGCATCCGGTGCATTCCTCGGCGGCACGCTGACAGCGCCCGAGAGCGCTGCCGGCAGCCCGTTTGCCATTGAGCCGTGGATGCTGGCCGCGCCGCCCGAGGAGATCGGGCCACCTCGCGTGCCTTGGTGGCGTGTGCGGTGTGGCTATCAGCTTCTTGGCCGCACGCAGTCAGGCGAGGAACTGGCCGGCGTGGTGACGGCGGCAAACCGCGAATACTACGGCCGCCCGTGGCGCACCGCCACGGCATGGGCGCCCGGCGTGCTGGACCAATACCCGCTTGCCGAGGACGGCCCGGAACTCGTGACGCCATTCGACGCCGAGTCCGATGCGCAGGCGCTGGCCAACTCGCTGCTGAGTGCGTTCGGCACGCCGCGGCGCATGTTCGAGGCGCCCATCCGCCCGAACGCGGGCGGCTGGCTCTGGCCGACCATGGACCCGGGCGATCTCGTGACGCTGCGCTGGCCCGGCGTGAAGGCGCTGGCGACTGCGCGGCGGATGATCGTCACCAACGTATCCGCGCGCGGCGATGCCGTGACGCTGACCCTCTGGGGCTGACCGCATGGGCATCCTGCTTTCCTGGGTGAACCTCGCGGACGCCGCGGGGCTCACGGCCTCCAGCACGGCCGGCACGCTGAGCGTCAGCAACCTGAAGGCGCCGCAGATTGTCGAGGTGTGGCGCTCGGGCGCCTGGGGCGCGACAACGCTGGACCTGCGCGCGGACCTGCAATCGGCGCAGTCTTTCCGTTTCGTCGCCATTGCCGCGCCGCGCGACGGCGTGCTGCCGAATACCCTCTCGACGGTGCGACTGACGGCGGGCAGCACGCTCGACGCGACGAATGCGCTGGACACTGGCGCCGTTGCGCTTGGCAGCGTCATGGCCGCGCATGGCTTGTGGTGCTGGGTCGGGTCGGCCGCGGTGTCCGCGCGATACGTGCGGCTCCAGTTCACTGGCACGGCGGCGGACTCGTATCTGCAACTCGGCCGGCTGTGGATCGGCCCGGCGTTGGTGACGGCTCGGCAAGCCGCCTACGGGTTCAGCTTCGGCGCCGCGGACCCCGGCGCGAACGCGCGGGCCGGCGTGTCGGGCGTGCGGACGGTGCTGCGCGGGACGCCGTATCGGCGGCTTGCGTTCTCGGTCCCGACGCTGACCACGGCCGAGGCGAACGACGTGATCGCCGCCGCCGAGACGGTGGGCACGACGGGCCAGGTGTTCGGCGCGCGGCTGCACACCGACGCGGCCGCCACGGGCGCCTTCGGGCATTTCAGCGAGCCGCCCGCCGCGGTGCGCGTGTCGCATCTGCTGTGGCGCGCGGACTTCGCCATTGAGGAGGATCTCTGATGGGCACGCCGATTGTCCTCGCCGACCGGGTGCTGGTCGCGACCTCCACCACGAGCGGCACCTATCAGATCGGGTCGGCAGTGACGGGCTACCTCACGCCCGCGCAGGCCGGCGTCGGCAACGGCGCGCGTGTGGCCTACGTCGTGGTGGACAGTCTGACCGCGCCGCAGACTTTCGAGGTCGGAGAGGGCGTCTACAACACCGGCTCGCCGCCGACGCTGACGCGCGCGCTGATCCGGCGCACGTCGGGCGGCGGCACGTCGGCTATCACATGGGCGACGGGCACCAAATACATCGCCTTAGTGCCCACGGCCGCCAACCTGCCTACCGTCGAAACGGACGGGCAGGTGACGGTTGCCAAGCTGGGCGTGACCGGGACGGCGGCAATCGACGGCGCGCTCACCGCGGCGAGCCTGACGCTGACAGCGACGAATACCGGGCTGTTGCAGTCTGGGACATTCCGGTCGGTGAATTGGGATTCCGGCGATTACCTCGGCTACGCGACCAACACCAACACTTGGAATGTCGTCATCGGTGAGGTGGAGCGGCTTCAGATCACCAGCACGCTCGCCACCTTCGGCGTGGCCGCGCAGGGGCCGGCCTTCACCGCCACTTCCGACCGCGCCCTCAAGGACGACATCCAGCCTGTGACCAACGGGCTAGCGCGCGTGCTGTCCTATGCGCCTGTCACCTGGACGTGGAAGCCGACCGCACCCTTTCCCGCGCCGGCCGCGCGGCAGGCGGGCTTTGTCGCGCAGGACTTGGAGGCGGTGAACCCGCTCGCCGTGATGCGACACGGCGGCCCGGACGCGCTGCCGGGCGTCGACCCGATGCCGATCATCGCGGACCTCGTGGACGCAGTCCAGCACCTCGTGGACGCAGTCCAGCACCTCGCAGCGCGCGTCGCCGCGCTGGAATCCAGCCCGTAACCGCTCGCACAGGAGAGCATCATGGCGAACTTCAGCGACTACGGTGAGAGCCTTGCCGGCAAGTATATGTTCACCGCGGAGACCGTCACGCGCCCGACCGCGTGGTGGCTGGCAGTCGGGACGGGCCACACCGACGCGGGCCTGACCGGCGAGCCGAGCGGCAACGGCTACGCGCGCCAGCAGTGCACGTTTACCGAGGCGAACGGCGTCGTCACGCTGGCGACTTCGGAGACCTTCGGCCCGTGCACCGGCAGCGCGTGGGGCTCGATGGCGAGCATCGCCGTCTACACGGCCGCGACGGGCGGCGAGGCGCTGAATGTCGGCGCTCTCGCTGCCGCGCGAGACATCCAGGTTGGCGACAGCCTGACCGTCGCGGCCGGCGCGCACACCTTCACCATCAGCTAAGGCCGCGCGCGATGCCGCACGTCTGGCGCGACAGAGTCCGCGAGACCGCGACCAGCGCGGGCACCGGCGTCTACACGCTGACGGGCGCGGTCGCCGGCTTTCGGCGGTTCGCCAACGCGATGGTCGTGGGCGATACCGCCTACGCCATCGCGCTCAACGCGGCCGGCGAGTGGGTGTCGGGGCTTTACACCTACAGCGCGACCAACACGCTGACGCTCACCACAACCGGCGACGACTGGCTCGGCTCGGGCGAGGGCGGCGGCATCCCCGCCGGCGCTTGCGAGGTGTTCCTGACTGCGACAGCCGCCTCATTCACGCGGTGGCGCGCCGACGTAAACGGCGGCGACAACGTCTTGTCCAACGTGCGCCTGCGCGGCTACACCGAGCCGGTATTTTCCATCACGGACGCCGCCGCATTTGAAATCGACCCGGCGAACGGCAGCATCCAGACGATCGTGCTGGGAGCCAGCCGCACGCCGAAAGGGACGAATTTCCTGGCGGGTCAAAGCGTGCTGCTAATGGTTGACGACGGCAGCGCGCGGTCGCTGACGTGGACCGATACGACGTTTGGCCCGACCGGCGTGATTTTCGTTGCGGGCATATCGCCGCCACTACCGACGACCGGATGGGCGCTGATCGAACTCTGGAAAGTGGGCGCACAGGTCTACGGCGCGCACGTGGGCAACGTCGCCTGATGCGCGCCCATCGGCTGCGCGCGGCAGTGCCGCCGGGGTTTTTCGTGCAGGGCGGCAGCAGCTCGCAGACGAGCCTCAGCGGCAATTTCACTTTCAACGCGACTGTTTTGCTCGGCCCTAGCGTGGCAAATCGCTACATCCTATTTCTCACATACGCATCATCGAGCACGGCGAACTCGCTGAATTTCACCAGCGTTACGCTCGACGGCGTCGCGGCTACGCGGCTGGTCCAGCACAACATGGATTTTAACCACGCTGCCTACTGGCTGATTGCCGCGCCGCCTGGAATCGGGACGGCCGCGACGTGGAGCGGTAGTTACAGCGGCGGCGCGACATCGACGCGCGGGCACCTGACGGTGTGGCGGCTCTATTCGACCACGGGCAACGCCCCGGCGCTCGCTGCGAACGGCAGCGCGTTCAGCGCGGTGGTCGGGACGACGATATCAGCGAGCCTGACGGGTCTGCGGCAGCACGACCTTATCATCGGCGCCTTCGGCACCAACGCTGGCGGGTCGATGAGTGTCGCGCCGTCGCCTCCGCTCACAGCTACGACTAACCTGTTGTTTGCGACAAACACGCGGCGGCGCGGGCATTTCGTCGGCCGCGCCCCCGGCATGACCGCTTCACCCGCGCCGGCTTACACGCTCACCGGAACATTCGACACGTCGGCAGAGCAGGCAAATATCTCGGCAATCGCGCTGCGGTTTTCGTAGGAGCCCGAGATGCACATCCGCGTCACAGATCTTGGCTGCGTCTACCCTTACAGCGCGGACCATCTGCGCGCCGATCACCCGGGCACATCGTTCCCAGTGGAAATGCCCGACGACTCGCTCGCCGAGTGGGGCGTGTTCCGCGTCCAGCCTACCGAGCCGCCCGCCGCGGCCGGCATGGTTGCGGTTGAGTGCGAGCCCCAGGAGCGCGCCGGGGCGTGGTGGCAAGCGTGGCGCCTGGAGCCCGCGCCGCCGGCCCTTCCGCCGCCCGTGCCCGCCGAGGTCGCGCTGTGGCGCCTGCGCGCGGCCGTGACGCTTGCCGGCCTGCTGCCGCAAGTGGAGGCCACGATAGACGCTCTCGCGGAGCCGCCTCGCACCGTCGCGCGCGTTGCGTGGGAGTTCGGCAACACCGTTGACCGCGCGCATCCGCTCGTCGCGCTGATCGGTCAGGCGTGCGGCATGGACGACGCCGGCCTCGATAACTTGTTCCGCGACGCCGCCGCGCTAGGCGCCTAGCCCATGCTCGGCTTCGGCGCGCTTTCGCAGACCGCACTTTCGGCGCTACCGGACGGCGGGACCGCGAAGGCCGCATCCGCCGCGCTGACCGGCGCGGGCACGCTGACGGCCACGGCCGGCGCAGCGCGAGCCGCGTCTTCCTCCCTGGCAGCGGCGGGCACGCTCGCGGCGCAGGCTGGGCGCGAGCGGCCCACATCGGCCGCGCTGACCGCATCCGCCGCGCTCGCCGCAGCCGCGACGCGCGACCGTGCCGCCGATGCCGCGCTCACCGCTGCGGGCGCGCTGGGCGCATCCGCAGCGCGCTCCCGGGCTGGCGCCGCGGCGCTGACCTCCGACGGTGCGCTCTATGCCGCTGCCGCACGCGAGCGGCCGGCGTCCGCCGCGATGGTCGGCGCTGCCACCCTGGCCGCTACCGCAGCAGCAGACCGCGCCGCAGGGGCGACGCTGGCCGCAGCCGGCGCCCTCGCCGCGGCAGCCGGCCGCAGCAGGGACGCATCCGCCGCCCTGGCCGCGTCTGGTGCGCTGTCCGCGACGGCGGGCCGCGCAGTTGCCGCATCCGCCGCGCTCGACGGCGCCGGCGCACTCGCCGCTGGCGGCACGCGCGACCGGCCGGCCGCGGCGACGCTGACCGGCGCCGGCGCTCTGGTCGCCAACGCCGTTCGCGTCCAGCCCGGCGCGGCGTCCGCCGCGCTGACCGGCGCCGGCACGCTCGCCGCGTCCGCGACCCGCGCCGCAGCCGCATCCGCTGCCCTGGACGGCGCCGGCACGCTGACCGCCGAGGCGACGCGCAGCCGGTCGGCCGACGCTGCCCTGGACGGCGCGGGCGTCCTCGCTGCGGACGCTGGCCGCGCCCGGCCGGCATCGGCCGCGCTGACCGGCGCCGGCGCGCTCGCCGTCAACGCAGGCCGGGCTAGGCCGGTATCCGCCGCGCTCGCTGGTGGCGGCACCGTAGCGGTCGCCGCTGCCCGGACCCGCGGCGCCACGGCGTCGCTGACCGGCGCGGGCGACCTCGCTGCCTCCGCCTCGCGGTCGCGCGCCGCCGCCGCCGCCCTGGAGGGCGCTGCCGCCCTCGCCGCCGCGGCTACGCGGGCGCGCGGCGTCGGGGCCACCCTCGCCGCCGCCGGCACGCTGGACGCCGCCACGGCCCGCCTGCGGGGCGGCACGGCCGCGCTCAATGGCGCCGGCGCCCTGGCCGCTACCGTCACGCTCTCGGCCACCGGCGCCGCCGCGCTGGATGCTTCGGGCTCGCTGACCGCGGCCACCGGCCGCAGTCGATCGACGGCCGCCGCCCTCACCGGCGCGGGCGACCTGGCGGCGGCATCGGCCCGCCTACGCGCCATCGCCGCCGCGCTGCATGGCGCCGGCGTCCTTTCCGCCCCTGCGCTGCGCGTCCGCGGCGCGACGGCCAGCCTTACCGGCGAGGGTGCGCTGACCGCCGCGGCCACTCGCGCGGCGTCCGCTTCGGCGACGCTGGCGGGCGTGGGCACGCTCTACGCGATGCCGGGAATCGTGACGCGCGTCGTGCGCGCGCGGGCCTCCGTCTCGCGTGCGGTGCTGGCCGATACCGCGCTGTCCGTCGCCGTCCGATCCAATGCCGTCGTCGGGCGGGCCGTCTCCACCGTCGTCACCGTCGAGGGTTACAGCGCATGAGCAACCGCACCCGTTTGGCGTTCTGGCCCGGCGAGACGGTCCGCGTGCGCGCGACCTTCGCCAACGAGACCGGCGCGGGCGTGACCGCGACCGGCGTCGCGTTCACCGCGCGCGCGCCGACCGGCAGCACGTCCGCACTGACGCCGGTCCCTGAGAGCGCCTCCACCTACTACGCCGACCTGACCGTGACGGAGCCGGGAGACTACGCCGTGCGCGCGACGTGCGCCGGGCCGTCCGCGGCGGCGGCCGAGGTCGAGTTCTCAGTCGGCGCCTCGCGCGTCCTCTAAGCGGGAATCGAGACATGGAGATATCGGCCAGCCTGCTTTGGCAGGCGGTGGTGACGCTCGCCCTGGGGCCGCTGGCCTACTTCCTGAAAGAGGCGCTCGGCAGATTGCGCGACATGGAGAAGTGCATCGCGCGGACCAGGGAATCGCTGGCCCGCGAATACGCCACGAAGGCGGACCTGCACGCGGATGTGGGGCGCGTGCTGGACCGGCTGGACCGCCTGGATTCCAAGCTCGATCGACTGCTGACGGAAAGGAGGGAGGCATGATCCCTGGCATTGAGACGCTGATCGGCGGCGCCCTCGGCGGCCTGTTTCGCCTGAGCACGGCTTGGCTGGAGACGCGCGAGAAGCAGCGCGACCGCGAGCACGAATACAAGATGACCGAGCTGCACGGCGCGCAGGCTGAGCGCGCCGCCGAGTTCCGGATGCGAGAGCTTGGCGTGCGCACCGACCTCGCCGTGACGCAGCTCGACGCGCAGGCGCTGATCGAAGGCGTCAAGGCCCAGGTGTCGGAGGCGCGTTCTGCTGGCGGCATCGCCGCGACGCTCTCCGCGACGGTGCGCCCCATCGTCACCTACCTGCTGGTGCTGCTGTATATGGGCCACAAGATGGTGGAAGTCGCCATCGCCGCGAGCGGCGGCGCCACCATGCTGGACGCGCTGGCCGGGGCCTATGGCGAGGCCGACATGGCGATATTCTCCTCCATCCTCGCGTTCTGGTTTGTTGACCGGGCCATGCGCCAGGGCTTCGTCAGCGCGACGCCCCGCTGATGCCGCGCGCCGTCAACGCCGCGACTGCGGACCTGATCCAGCGGTTCGAGGGCCTGCACCGCCGGCTCCCGGACGGCCGGATCGGGCCGTATCTGTGCCCGGCCGCAGTGTGGACCATCGGATGGGGCAGCACGCTCGCCGCGGACGGCCGCCCCGTCACGCGCGACACCGCGCCGCTGACCGTGGCCGAGTGCGATGCGCTTTTCCGCCGCGACCTCGCGCGGTTCTCGGCGGCGGTGGAGCGGCTGGTCCGCGTGCCGTTGGCGGATAACCAGTTTGGCGCGCTGGTCAGCTTCGCGCACAACCTTGGGCCGGGGCGGCTGGCGGCATCCACGCTGCTGCGGCGGGTCAACGATGCGATGTGGACTGAGGCCGGCGCCGAGTTCGGCCGCTGGACGATGGCGGGCGGGCAGCGGCTCCAGGGCCTCGTGCTGCGGCGCGAGGCAGAGCGGGCGCTGTTCCTTGCGCCCGACCCGCAGCCGGAGATCCCGGCCGCGCCTGCGCCCGCCACGTCCGGCGCGGTGGGCAGGTTCATGGCGGCGTTCGATTCGGCGAGGAAGGCATGAGCATGTGGACCTACCGCGCCATCATCATCCGCGTCGTGGACGGCGACACCGTCGACGTGCGCATCGACCTCGGCTTCAGCGTCCTCCACGAGGCGCGCCTGCGCCTCCTGGGCATCGACGCGCCCGAGATGCTGGCCCGCGACCCGGCCGAACGGGAGCGGGCGCGCGCTGCGACGGCGAGGCTGTCCGCGCTGCTGCCCGTCGGCGCCGCGGTCACGGTGACGACGCAGAAGGACCGCAGGGAGAAATACGGCCGCTACCTGGCGCGGATCGTCGCCGGGGAGACGGACGTGTGCGCCACGCTGCTCGCCGAGGGGCTGGTCGCGGCTTACTGAGCGACGGCGCGGACGCGCAGACGGCCCGGCGGGGAGACCTGCCGGGCCGTTTGCAATTTCCGGGGTCTGCGGAGCGACGCGCCCCGCTGTTCGTGCTGGCGACCTTAAGAGATATCTGCTAAGGCTTCAAGAGAGATATCGCTTAAGAGGTCGATTTGCCCAGAAAGCGATTTTGTTGTCATTGATATCGACCATGGTCGGCAGTTTTCCCCGGGCACGAAACTGGACCCGGACGAAGTCCGAGGGCATCTTGTTGCATTGAGGGAATTGGCCGAGCAGATGTTCCGAAGTTCGGCGAAGCCATTCGCGTTCGATGTCTGGTGGGGGCGGGCATGAGTCTGGCTGCAACATACCCGGTGCTTTCGCGCGGGAGCGCCCCTGCGTTCGTCCCGACGCATGTTGTCCAGCGCTCGGCATGGTCGGGGCGCTCCGACGCTAGCGCGTCGGTGTTCGCGCAGAGGCTGGGGGGATTCACGAGGCCTGCTTCGCTGCGGATCATCGTCCAGGAGGTCAAGGCCACACTAGGCCAAGTTCTCGTACTCGATGCTGCGCCGAGCATTGTCCGTGCGCGCGCCTTCACGACCCAGGAGCGGGTCCGTCGCCTGAAGGATGCAGGCCTTCCTGTCTCCGCGATCGCGGAGGCTGCCGGGGTCGAGAGGAAGACCGTCTACTCCTGGCTCGATGGCATCGAGGCACAGGGTCCACGTGGCCTGAGGGTCGCCGCGCTCCACGAAGCGCTGGTCGGAGAAGCGGCAGTCCAGGATCTCCGCGAGGTGTATCGCTTCTGGACCACCCCGATCGCCGGGGGCGTGACCCTCAAGGGCCTTCTCGCGGCGCCAGAACTGGATGTCGATACCATCAAGCAGGCGCTTGCTGTGTTGGCGCCCAAGGCTGCCCTGGCGGCTGAACGGCGACGGCGCATTGCCGTCTCCGACGGCGCGAATGGGTTCTTGGAGAGCGGTCTCGAGATCATGTCGCCCGACTGAAGTTGGCGAAAAAGAAGAAGCCGATGCCAAGGCCGGAGCCGGAAGACATTGCTGACGCTGAAGCCCTCCTGCGAGCGGGTTGGAGGCAAGGAGTGCCTTTTCGCTTGCCAGTCGACATCCCGATCGAGATGCACGGCGGCTTCGAGCGGGGTGAGGACTTCTTGGTTGTCTGCACGCAATCCTGCAACCTGGTGTCTCCCGACTTCGAGGGAAACCCATTCGCCGAGGTGATCGCGGCCCGACCGATCTCTCGACTAAACGAGCGATCACGCGAGGCGACAGGGCGGCACGGCCGCAGATTCCACGGCGAGGATGAGGTCTGGGTGGCGACGCCCGGCGTCTGGGCCAGCACGGTGGCTGATGCCCTCGCCGCGCTGCGGGCGTTGACCGAGCGGGGCGCCGTCCTGTGCGTCGCCAGCACCGGCCGGCGCTACCGCTACCAGCCCGAGGCTGCGGACGCGCTGGCACTGGCCGAGGCGATCGGTGCCGAGAACCAGCGGGCCGCCACGGCGGCAGCCCGCGCCAGCGCGGCCAAGCGGCGGGCCACGCGCGATGTGGACGCCGCCGAGCAGTGGAAGGAGGCCAAGCGCCTATGGACGGACCCGGCGGTGACGGTGACGGCGGCGGCCGAGCGGAGCGGCATCCCCCTGCGGACGCTCTACCGGCGGCTGGGCCCGAAGGGGACGGAGCCGTTCGTGGGCGGGCGGCGCCGCGGCAAGGGGCGTCGGAAATGACGCCCAAGGCGCGGGTGCGGGCGGCGCTGCTGGCCGCGTGCGGAACCTCTGTGCATGTGACCCGCGACGATCTGGCCGAGGTGCTGCGGGAGCTGGGCGAGCTGCGCCAGGTGGTCGAGCAGCAGGGCAAGGGGCTTCGAGACGCCGCATCGGCGGCGCTGGCCGCGAACCGCAGCATGGGCCGGGTCTTCGCCAATGCGGCGGCGGCTGAATACGAGAGGCGGTGCGCTCGGCTAGAGCAGGCGCTGATCACGGTGCGCGACATGAACGCCGAGCACGACAGCCGGGCGAACATCGCGGCCACCATCGATGGAGTGCTGGCACATGGCTGACACCCGACAGACCACGACCGTGGAACGTGTGGACATCATGCGGCTCGCTGACGATCTAGCCGACGCCGGCGATGGCGTAGACGAGGCCACGCGGAAGCTGATGATCCCCGCTGGCCTGATCGACGGGCACCGGCTCCACGCGCTGTCTGACCTGTGGCGCCTGTCGGGGCGGCTGCAAGGGATGGCGGACGCGCTGCGCATCGTGGAGGGCAGCCGCAATGCAGACTGAGCAACAGACGACGACGACCGGCGCTGAAGGCGCCATTTTCGCTGTCGAGATCGGCGCGGGCGGCGGCGGCGTATGCTCGCTGCGTCTGTCGGAAGTCGAGCCCCGGACGATCGAGATGCTTCAGATCGCCCTGGCGGCGCTGAAGGAGGCCGACAGCATCACGGAGCGGGGGCAGGCGTCCGACCACATGCACAATGCGGCAGACGAAATCAGGCGCGCCGTCCGCATGGTGGGCGGCTGATGAAGCGGGCGATGATCGTCGGCGCCGGGTGCCTGTTTGGCATCCCGACTGCGCTGATACTTCTGGGCCATTGGGTCGCGTGGCTCACCGGCACTCAGATCGAGGGCTTTGGCGCCGGCTTCCTGGCGACGATCTCTTGGTTGTTCGGAGCCGTGGGCGCGGTGGCGATTGCGGCGGCCATGGCGGAGGCAGGGGAATGAGCGAGGACCAATCGGCCCTGGCCGCACGGATCATGGAAGGGCTGGCCGAGGCCCGCTCTGTAGCCCGTGGCGAAGCCGACGCGCCCGCTCATCTCAGCTTCACTCATGAGCCGACCGGGCACCGGGTCCGGGTCACGGGCGACTTCAAGAGCATCGAGATCGTCCGTGACCTGCTCCTGCGGGCGGCCACGCCATGAGCGATGCAGACCGGCAATCGACCTACTGCCCTGAGGACGATCAACCGTGCGACGGGACGTGCGGCGTGACCGAGACCGGCGAGTGCGGCAGGGTCAGGGAACCCACCATCGGCGGCTGGTGCCAGACCTACCGCGCCGCCTTCGTCACGACCGTCCTGGCGCGCGGCTGGACCCGCGACGACGCCGACGCCTGGGCCAGCGAGATAGACGAAGAAGCATGGCGCTGGGCCACGGAGCGCGACCCAGTGAAGTGCGCCGCCAACGACGTGCTCGAGTGCGAGGTCGAGGCGGCAAGTGTCTGAGCGGAGACTGACGCCATGGACCTGATCGGCCCACTCCTCGCCGACGGCCTCGCCTGGGCCGCCGCGGTCGCCGGCCTGGCGCTGGTCGCGGCGTTCGCCGCCGGGGTCGTGGTGGGGCGGCGGTGGTGAGGGCGCGGAAACATCGGCGGAACATCGCCGCGCGTTTTCCGGGCAGGATGCGCTAGGCCAAGAAAACGGCGCGGAGTTTCAGGCAGTTACCATAATCATCACATAGATGGCTTTCATCTATCCTCCTGTTTTACCGAGAGATTTTCCATTTGTGCGGCCCGTTTTCTGGCCAGCGACTTCCAGCCGATGCACGGCCGCCTGGGCGAGATCCTGCTGGTCCGCCGCCGCGGTGTAGTGCTGCACCATGGACAGGCTGCGCCAGCCGCCGATGGCCGCGATCTGGTGCGGGCTGCACCCGGCCTGCGCCAGCCGCACCGCCGCCAGCTTGCGCAGGCCGTGCAGCGTGAAGCGGCCGAGGCCCAGCGCCTTCACCGCCTTGCCCAGCTCGCGCGACAGGTGCGTGTCCGTCCACGGCTTGCCGCGGGGCTGCACCAGGATCGTCACCGCGTCGCCGCGGTCGGCGCGCCAGCGCAGAAGCTCCTCCCGCAGCGCGCGGTGGCACGGGATGACCAGCTCGCGCTTGCCGGCCTCAGGGCCGCGCTCCTTCTGCTGCCGCAGGCGGATGGTGGCGCCGTCGAAGGCGGACCAGGTGAGCGCGCACAGATCGCCGCGGCGCTGGCCCGTGTAGACCGCCAGCACCACCACCCGGCGCAGCGACTCATCAAGGCGGGCCAATGCGGCGGCTAGCACCTCCTCAGTCCAGGCCGGCAGGGTGCCGCGCTTCAGCGGTTTGACCCGGTGCGCCGGGTTCGTCTCGGCCAGGTCGTTGTCCATCGCCCAGGCCCAGGCCGCCGAGGTCGCGCGCATGAAGCCGGTCGCGGCGCCGTTGCCGCGCTTCGCGGCGATGGCGTTCCGCAAGGTGATGATGTGCCGGCGCTTCACGTCCGCGACCGGCGCGCGGCCGATCGGCGCAAGTGCCCGCACATAGATGCTGTAGTTCTCGCGGGTCCGGGGCGAGAGGTCGGACCACTCCGGGCTGCGGCGCCATGCCTCCAGCATGGCGTCCACGCTGCCGGGCAGGATCTTCGGAGCGGCAGCCGTGGCGTCTCGCTTCGGCGGCAGGCGGTAGCGGTATTCCTTGACCGTGCCGTCCGCCAGCGTGCGGCGGACGATCTTCTCTCTAGGCGGCCCGGCCTTGGAGAATGGCATCGGCGGCGTCCTGCACCAAGTCGTCAATGGATGGAGCGGCCGACGCTACCCTGCCAGCAAACATCGCGTCCACCGCCTCCACGTCCCAGCGCGGGGACTTGGGGCCAAGGTGATAGGACGGCGGCGGCAGCTTGCCCCGGCGTTGCAGGCGCGGGATGGCGCTCCGGTCGATCGACAGGCGCGCCGCCAGGTCGCGGCGATCAATCCATCGCGCCTCACCCATCCCCCACCCCCAGCACCCGCATCGCTTCCACGGCCGCTGCCTCCACCGGATACCCCAGCTCCACGACGGCCACCCCGTCGCGCGTCCTGGTGCCAGCCGCCGCCGGCCGCGGCACCACCACGCCGGCGGCCAGCGTCTCGGCCAGCCCGTCCAGCGCGGCCGCCGCGGCGCGCAACTCGGCGGCGTGGCGGCGCAGGGTCGAGGGGTCAGGCATCGGCGCCGGGCTCCGCGTCATCGGCCACCCGCTCCAGCGCGGTATTCACCGCGCGGGTGATCCGCTCCGCCTCGTCCGGCCGGTTGTCCGCGAGCCATGCCCGCTGCTTCACGATGGCCGGCTCTCCAGTCAGCGCCTCCAGGCTGGCGAGGTCTGCGACGGCGGCGATGCGTTCGACCAGCGCCGAGACGCCGGCAGACACGCGGTCCTCGGCGGGCGGACGCGCCATCTGCGCCACGGCCTCCCGCATCGAGCCGGGCGGCGGCGCCGCCAGGTTGGGCACGTCGCGGGGCTCGGCCGGCATGTCCTGCGCCTCCTCCGCGGTCATCACGCCGCGCAGCGCATCCGGGAACACGTCGCGGATGGCGAAGCCGCGGGCGCGCATCTGGAGCATCCGATCGGGATACTGCTGCCACGGCCCGGCCTTGCCCCACAGGCCCGCGCGCTTGGCGTCCGAGACGCTGAACTCGCGGCGCTCGGGCTCGGGCGAGCCGCGCCGCTTCACCTCGCACCAGCCGTGCCGCGCGTCGCCCTCGCCGGCGATGCCCTCGCGCAGCCATTCGCACGCGGAGTGCCCGCGGACCAGCGCCAGGGCGGCATCGCCCCAAATGGACGGGCGGCCGTTGATGACGCTGATGCCGTTCAGCGCCTGCAGCGGTCCAAGCCCGACCTCGGCGCCCCACTGGACGGCGACCATGATGTTGGCCGGCTTCCCGGCGTAGTCCTTCGGGATCATCGATGACTGCGCCAGCATCTCCGCGAACTGGCGCGCCTCGGCCCAGGTCTGCGGCGCCAGTGAGGCGGTCCCGCCGCGGGTGGTGAGTGCGTTCACGACTTCGGACTCCTCGGTTTGATTGTCAGAATGGGCTGCCCGCCGTTGCCCAGGACGGCGCCCTCGACGGCGTGGCCCGCCTTCAGCAGCGCGCCGATGGCGGCCTTGTCGGGCACCGGCGCCGGCGTCCGCATGAGCTCGGGCGGGATGGCGGCCGGGTCGGTGATGACCACCGCCGCGCGCCCGCTGCTGACGCTGGCCGTGTGGTGGCCCGTCTTGATTGTCGTCGCCCCGGCGGTGTCCATCGCGTCGGCCAACGCCGTGCGCAGCCGCTTCGCGTGGCGTTCCATGGCCTCTGCGGCGGCCTCGCATTCGAGGATCAGCGGCACGATGCCGGCCATGCAGGCCGTCAGGTCGTCGGACAGGCCCGACGCCGCAAACCGCAGCGGCGCGGCGGCGTGGTCGCACGATAGCAGCGGCTCGGCTGCGGCGTGCAGACCGGCGGTGAGGCTGGCGGCGCCGCTCATTCCCACGCCCCCGCATCCCGCAGCCGCTGCCGCCACAGCCGTGCGCGCTGCACCCAGCGCCGCGCCTCGGCCGGCTCGCCCTCAGATAATAGCGTGTAGACGTTGGCAATGGCCGCGGCGTGGTTCGCCCGGTCCCGCGCGATCTCGCGCTGCGCAGACCCCGGCGGCTGGCGCAGCGCGCAAGCCTCATGGTCGCGCGCGCGGTCCATCCACTCGCAGGCCGCCGCGATGCGCGGGTCGCGCTTGCTGACGGCGTAGGCAGCGACGAGGGCGAGGTCGCGCACGGCGGCGGGGAAGGTGGTGGCGCCGCTCATGCCGCAGGCCCGTCCGCGATGCCGAACAGCCGGCGCGCGGCGATGGCGACCGGCTCGGGCTTGGCGGGCGCGTCGGCCTTCGGCAGTGCCACCGCGTCGCGCGACAGGTGCTCCATCATGCCCAGGACCGTGATCTCGGCCGACGCGCGGCGCATGGCCTCGGGCGTGAGGTCGTTGGCGCGCTTCGTCGCCTCCACGATGGAGCGACGGGCACGCCGGGCCGCGCGCCTGATGTGGCCGCGCGCGGCGCCCCCGACCACCTGGGCGGCGGCCTCGGCGCTGACGCGGCGGTATCCGGCGCGCGGCTCGCACGCGAAGACGGCGCCGGCCTCACGCTCGGCGACACGGCGAGCGGTCGCCAGGACGTGGCGGCAGGCCGTGATGTCGCGCCCAATGGCGGCGGACAACGCCGGCAGCGAAGCAAGCTCGCCGACCGGCGTGGCGATCAGAACATCGGCCACGGCGCGGGCATCGGCCGATAGCTCAGTGGTCAACATGGCATAGGGCTCCAGGGTGGCGGGAAGGGCGTTGCGTTGCGGGGCGCTGCGGCGCGGCGCGGGGCGATGCGCTGCGAAGCGGAGCGAAGCGCAGCGATGCGATGCGGCGCGGCGCGGCGCGCTGCGCTGCGCGGCGCTGTGGCGCGCAGGCGGAACGGCGCACCGTTCCCCAGCCCCACCCGGCGAACCGGGTGGGTGAGGGGAGCGTTGCGCGGCGAAGCGGGGCGAAGCGACGCGCTGCGCGGCGCTGCGCAGCGCTGCGACGCGATGCAGAGCGCGGTCATCAAGCGGCCAGCTTGCGGTTGTCGACCCAATCCAGCCGCTCGATTCTGAAACGGCCGTTCGTGCCGCCCTTCTCAGGGCGGAAACGGCCCAAGCCGATGAACATGCCCGCGATCTCCACCATCTCGCGGAACACCTCCTGCGTGATGATCGGGTCGAGGACGTAGACCTCGAAGGTGGTCGACCACTCGGGGATCTGCGGGAACCGGCGCGGCACGCGCTTCCCGCTGCCGCGCACGCCGTCCGCGTTCGCGCTGATGGTGACGTGCCCGACCGTGGCCGGATCGAGGTTGAGCGACGGGTCTTCCAGGAGCGCGATGCCGCTCAGGAACTTGGCCGTCCATGTCGCCTTGCCCTGGCCCGGGATCTGGCGCTTGGAATACTTGGCAGCGGCGGCGATGGCCTGGTGCAGCCCGTGCGCCGGGATGATGACGGTGGGCTCGCCGCCGCGCGTGGCGACGTTGAGCTTGCTGCGCCATGTCCGGGCGTCATAGGCGTCGCGGCTCTCGCCCTCCAGCATGGGCTCGTCGTGCCCGCGGCTCTGCGAAAGAGGCGTAAGGCCCCGGATGGTCAGCGTGGCGACGGATGCTTGCATTAGTGTCTCCCGTGGTGTGTCGTTGAAAGGGCGTTGCGTTGCAGGGCGATGCGCGGCACTGCGTCGCGGAGCGGAGCGATGCGACGCGCTGCGGTGCGCAGAAAACCTATGGGCTGGCGCGGGCCACACTCCATCTGTGCTGCCGTAGCGGTGCCAGCATCGCCACGGCGCCCATCACCGCGCCCCCGCCACAGCGACGACCACCGCCAGCGCGTGCGGCAGCGCGACCAGCATCAGCGGCGCAGCGACCATCGCCACAGCGACGCACAGGCCCGTCCAGACAGCCGCGCTACGCATGGGCCACCTCCACCCGAGCCAGCGCCACGGCCCGCCGTCGCGCGGCCCGAGCCTCGGCCTGGCACTCGGCGGCGCGCACGGTGTCACCGCCCGCCAGCCAGTGCGCCGCCTCGCTCTCGGCGGCCAGCGCCTCGGCCTCGCACGCAGCGACGGCGGCGGCGGTCGGGTCGTCAAGCAGCGTCGCGCGGCGGTCCAGCGCGGCGTGCGCGTCCGCCAGCAGCGCGGCGGACTCTCGCGCGAGGCTCATGGCGCGGTATCGGTCGCAGAGCATGGCGTCACATCCCCAGCGCGCGAAGGTAGAGGTCCAGCAGCGTCTGATGCTCCTCAACCTCGGCGGGCTCCTTCTTCCGCAGCCGCACGATCTGGCGCACCACGGACACGTCAAAGCCGGCGCCCTTGGCCTCGGCGTAGATGTCCGAGATGTCGTCGGCGAGCGCCTTGCGCTCCTCCTCCAGCCGTTCGACGCGCTCCACGATGGACCGCAGGCGGTCAGCCGCGATGCCCGCGGCGTCGGTGTCGGTGTCGGGCATGTCAGGCGGCCTCCTCAGCCTCTTGTTCCTTCGCGGCACGCGCCAAGGCAGAAAACAACGCATCTGCCAGCGTGAACACGTCCTCCGCAGTCAGGTGGTGCGTGACGCTGATGCCGGTGCCCACGTCGCGCTGAATGCTCCCGATGCAGAGCGTCCACTTGTTGACGCCGTGCCGCATCACGTGCGCGACGCAGTGCGAAAGCAGGACGAAGCCGTCCGGGCTTGCCTCGCTCACCGTGAGCTTGCTCTGGTCAAGCGCCATGATGCGCCACCGCTTCGTCAATCGCGGCCCGGACCTGCAGCGCGGCATCGAGCGTGCGCGCCTCCAGCCAATAGCTTTCCGTGTCGTGAATCGAGGCGTCGCGGCGCTGCGTGGCCCAGACGACGTGGTTATCGACCACGCCTCGCAGCCAGACGGCGGCGGCGCGCGGGATGATGATGGTGACGGGCTCGTTGCTCATGCCGCGCACCCCACAGAGCGCGCGGCGTAGGCGCCGGCAGCCAGCGCAATGGCGACGACGATGCCAGCGATAGACAGGCCGGCGATGGCCGAATCGCTCTCAGAGCGCGGCGGCACCGTCGAGAGCGCGAACACCGCCAGCGACACGACGCCGACGAACGCGGCGAGGCCGAGGAAGACGGAGGCCATCACGCGCGGCCCGCGAGGTCAGGCCGGATCGCGTCGGCGACCACGAGCGCGCTGGTCAGGTAGGCAACCGCCCACTCCGCCTCGGCCTGGACCGCGGCGTCCTGCGCGCGGACGAGGATGCCGCGCAGCGCGGCGAACAGGTCGGCGGGCGCCAGGTCGACCGTGACGGCGGGCGGCCCGCTGTCAGGCGGCGCGGTGAACCATTGCTGCATGGAGCGGCATCTCCAATCGGGATGCCGCCATGTTGGGCATTCCAACAAGCGAGGTCAAGCAGGAATGTTGGCATCGCCAACTTTCCTGCCGGCCGGCTAGTTCTGGCTGTGTGTGACGGCTCGAAGGGTGGCGAGGACCGCGGCCTTCCCGGTGTCGGGCGCGGCGCGGAACAGGCGCAGAAGCTCGGCCTCCGCGTCGGACTGCGCTGCCGCCGGGGTCGCCTCGCCGCTGCGGCCCATGATGGCGTCGGCCGTGGTTCCGAAGAAGTCAGCAAGTGCGCGCACTAGGTCTGCTCCCGGCTTGTCATGGCCGGCTTCGATGGCAGCGATAGTGCCTCGCTCCCATCCAATCTCGGCCGCCAGGGCAGTCTGCGTCAGGCCGCGAGCCTTGCGCAATGTTCTAATCATGTTCTCGTTTGACATAGACAAACGAAAACACAGGCCGGCGGCGGATGTGTTGGACCGGCCAACGTAAGGCTTGACGCGGAAAGTTGGATATTCCAACATGCGGCCATGTCCTCCCCGATGCCCATTTCGTCGCTGATTGAACGTGTCGGCGCGGAAGCCCTTGCAGATGCAGCCGGCGTAGATCGGACGACGCCCTACTCATGGCGTAACGGCGTGCCCCCGAAATACGTCGTGAAGGTGGCCGACGCCTTCGGGTTGGCGCCGCATGAGCTGCGCCCGGACATCTGGCCGGCGCCGGATTCCGTCAACGCCCGTCAAGATGCTGCAGGCGGCGCCGCATGATGCGCTCACGTCCTGAATATCAGCCACGCGCCGAGCGCCGCCGCGCCCCAGCAGAGGGCCACGCTCACCGCGATCAGCGCCAGGTCTCGCACGTCGTCCCTGCTCAGACGACGGCGCGGGATGCCGCCCGCGCCGTCGCCCTCTCTGCATCGCTCATCTCCTCCGTCGCTCATGTCTCGCTGCTCCCCAGCCGCGAGACAAGGAATCGCACGGGAGAGACGCGGTGACGCGGAATAGTTTTTCCGAGTGGGTGCAGGAGCGCCGTCAGGCGCGACAGGCGGCGGCGGAACTGGATGAGGCGCAAGCCATCGTCCGCGAGCTGGTGGACGAACTGGCCGCCGGCGCCAACGCCGCCGCGGCGCGGCAGATCGTCGCGGAGGAAGTCGGCATCAGCGAGCCGACCGTGCGCCGCCTTTACTACGGCCAGCGCGCGCACGTGACGCCCGAGGAGTTGGCGCTGCTGCGCGAGGCGCACGAGCCGGTGCTGGCGCGCGCGGCGGCGGAATGGGCCGCGAGGGCGCGCCGTCTCAATGCACGAGTCCAGGAGGTTGCCCGTTGTGCATCTGATTCTGAGCAACCCGCGCGCGGCGTTCTGGCTGGCGCTGGGCCGGCTGTGTGCGTCGGTCACTAGGATGCATCACCTCCGCATTCAGCGCCTAGTCGCGGTGCGGCCGTATTCGTCGGCCGTCGCCGCGCGCCGCGAGGCAGCCGAGGCGGCTTACGAGCGGTGGTATTCGCGCACGAACGCCTGCACGACCCGCGTGATGCAGGCCGAGCGCGCGGCCCGTCGCAGGCAGGTCGCCCGCTGATGCGCCTGCTGTCCGTCCTCGCTTTGGTGTGGTGCGCCGTCGCGGTGGTCGCGTGCCTCGCGTGGTGGCGGCTGATGGACGCGGTGCAGCCGCGGCGGGACGGCCGGCGGTGAGCGCGATGCCGACCGACGCGGAGCTTATGGCGGCCGGGGCGCGGCGGGTGGAGCGCGTGGGCGACGCGGTGCTGGTGCTGGGGGATTGCAGAGAGATCGCGCCGCTTCTCCACTGCGACCATGTGATTACAGACCCGCCGTTCGGGGATGCCACACATGAGGGCGCGCGATCCGTCACCGCGTCGCGCGCCCTCATCACCTTTGCCAGCGTCACGGACCAGCAGTTCCGCGACGATTGCCGCCGCTGGGTCGAGTGCGCGCGGCGCTGGGTAATCTTGACTTGCGAGTGGCGACATGCGGCGACGCTAGAGGCGGCCGGCCTGCCATTGGTCCGGCTCGGGGTCTGGATCAAGCCCAATGGGGCGCCGCAGTTCACAGGCGACCGGCCTGGCACTGGCTGGGAAGCTGTGGCGATCCTGCACCGTGCGGGGCGCAAGCGGTGGAATGGAGGCGGGCACCACGCGGTTTGGCAATACGCGAAGGTGTCAGGCGAGCATCCGACACAGAAGCCGCAGCCGCTGCTCATGCGATGGATCGAGGACTTCACCGACGATGGCGAGGTCGTGCTGGACCCGTTCATGGGGTCGGGCAGCACAGGCGTTGCGGCCCTGCATGCTCAGCGCCGCTTCATCGGCATAGAACAAGATCCTCGCTGGTTTGACCTTGCCGTCCGCCGCATCGCCGAGGCCGCGCGCCAGCCGTCGCTGTTCCACGCCGAGCCCGCGCCGCGGCCGGTGCAGGCGACGCTGGAGTATCCGGTGGAGCGGATGGCATGAGCGCGCCCCGCGACCAGATCCTCGATATGTGGGCGGCCGGCGCGACGAGCAACGCCATCGCCGCCGCGCTGGGTGTGAGCCGCAACAGCGTCATCGGCTTCGTCCACCGCGCCCGTGCCGCGGGTGACGCGCGGGCGAAGGGCCGGGGCGGCATCCCGGCCATGGGTGCGCGCAAGCCCACGGCGCCGAAGCCGCTCGCCACCACGCCCGCGATGTCCGCGGCCGACGTGATCCGGCAGGAGGAGCGCCGCGAGGCTGCGCGCCGGGCCGCGGCCTACGTCGAGCCGCGCCAGGTGGAAGCTGTGCAGCAGCAGCGGCCGGTCGCGCGGCCGGTCCATCACCGCACCTGCCAGTGGGTGACGGCCTATCCAACGACCTGCGGCGCGGTGATGTGCGGCGCGCCGAGCGTGGGCGCGAGCTGGTGCCGCGAGCATTACCGCCGCGTCTATCAGCGCGCCCAGGCGACCGAGGCCGCGGCATGAGCGGCCAGAACCACGAGATGCGCGGCGGGGCGGCTCCTCTTCCACCCGACCCCAACGCGCAGGGAGGCGGCCGTGACGGGCTTCCGGCCGCCTCCCAACAGATGCACGCCCCGGTCACTCCCGGCCGGTCGGGCGAGCAGCGAGGCGGCGGCCCGCGTTCCTGGGATTCGCCCGCCGCCTCGCAGAATACCGCGGGGGTCTCTCGGTCCCTCCCCGCAGCGGCGTCCCTCGCGGTGCCCCACCCCGCCGCTGCCAACTGCGCCGCCGGGGCTTCGGCCTCGGCGGCGGCTTTTTCCGTGGAGCCGACATGACGTTTGACACCTGGATCTCGCAGGCAAAGCGCGGCGAGCGGCACATCTATTTCACCGGCGACCTCTCGCGCGAGCGCGTCCTGGCGCACGTGACGCGGACGGCGAACGGCAGGCTGCCATCCGCGCTGGAGGACGCCCTGACGGACGCGCGCGACGCGTGGCGGGCATACGAGAGCGGCACTGTCTCGCTGGTGCGGCGGCGCACGCCCGGGCACGCCAGCGACTGGTTCGACTACATCGCGGTGCGGCGCTGACGCCATGACCGAGGCCGCCGAGATGACGCCGCGAGAGGGCCGCGCCGCGAAGTTCGCCGCGCTGCGCGAGAAGGTGCTGAACCTGCGCGCAGAGCGCCGCAGCCTCGGCGACATCGCGGCGATCCTCGGCATTACGAAGGGCAGCGCCGAGGGGATGCTGGAGCGCGCCCGCAAGGCCGGCGACCCGCGCGCCCTCGGCGGCGCCATGCGCCCGGGCGGCTGGCACGAGACCAAGCGCGCCGTGGCCGAGACGCACCGCGGACAGGTCGCGCAGGCGATGCTGATGACCGGCACCAACAAGGCGACCGCTTTCCGCACTGTCGGGGAAAAAGTGGCGCTGGAGGCGGCAATCGGGCGCGCGCTGCGCATGACCGCGCTGCCGCCCGTCTCGGAATCCGAGGCCGATCGCCTGGTCCGCGAGGCCATCGCGGCCGGGAAGGTGACGCGGTGCCCGCCGGCCTGCGCGGCCGGCGTCAGCGTGAACAACGGCGAGGGGTTCGAGTGACCGCCTTCGTCCGCACCGACATCCCGCTGGTCGAGGAGCTGGACCGGCTGGGCGCCGAGAGCCTGACCGCGCGCGTCCGCCGCGACGCCAAGGTGCGCGCGCCGCGGAAGGCGAAGCGCGCGACGCCCGAGCGGGACCAGCAGCGCGCCGTCGTGGCGTGGCTGCGGAAGGCGGGCTGCATTGTCCAGGCCACCTTCACCGAGCAGGCCGCCACCTCGCGCGACAAGGCCAAGCGGGCGCGGTTCGGGGCGGCGCGGAAGGCGTCAGGCGCGACCACGGGGTTCCCGGACCTGACTGTGGTGACGCCGAGCGGTCGCGTGCTGTTCGTGGAGATGAAGGCGCCCAAGGGCGAGTTGTCAGACGCGCAGGCCGAGATCCACGCCGAGATGCGCGCGCGCGGGTGCGTCGTGCTGCTCGGGCGCGACATCTGGAGCGTCCAGCAGGGCATGGCCGAGGCGGGTGTGACGCTGGTCCGGGCAGGCGCGGCGACGGGACGGGCGATTCCGCTGGTGGAGGGTGGACGGTGACGGCGTTGAGGCTACCGGCTCGCTGCGAGGCGACGCCTGCCGGGCTGGTGTTGCCCGAGACACTGACGGTCGAGGATTGGGCCGATGTCGGCCGCGCGCTGGGCCGGGCTGAGCGCAGCGTCATGTGGTGGATCGGCGACTGGTGGGCGTTCGGCGATCGCTACTCTCGCGCACGCACGCAGCTGGTGCGCTCTGACGAGTGGGACGGCCCGTCGCTTGAGACATGCCGTAATGCCGCTGTGGTGGCGGCGCGGTTCAAAGTATCACGGCGCCGTGATACTTTAGGCTTCACTCATCATGCCGAGGTCGCGGCGCTTCCTGCCGACGACGCCGACGCCCTCCTCGATGCCGCTGAGGCCGAGGAGTGGTCAACGCGCCAGCTGCGCGCCGAGGTCGCCAAGCTGCGCAACGCCGCCGCCATAGGCGCGCCGCCGGCGTCCGAGGACACCTGCAAGGTTCAGCACCTTGAGGAGTTGGTGGCGAAGGGCCGCCGGTTCGGCTGCATCTACGCGGACCCGCCCTGGCTCTACGGCAACCAGGGCACGCGCGCCGCGACCAGCAACCACTACGGCGGCATGACCGTGGACGAGCTGTGCGCGCTTCCGGTCCGCGACTTGGCTGCGGGCGACGCGCACCTGCACCTCTGGACGACGAACGCCTTCCTGTTCGCCTGCCCGCGCATCTTCGACGCCTGGGGCTTCGAGTTCCGGTCGTCGCTGGTCTGGGTGAAGCCGCAGATGGGCATAGGCAACTACTGGCGGAACAGCCACGAGTTCCTGCTGACCGCCATCCGCGGCAACGCCAAGCGGTTCAACGACCGGAGCCTGAAGTCGTGGCTCGAGGTCGACCGCGGCGCGCACTCGGCCAAGCCCGAGCAGGTGCGCGCCATGCTGGAGCGCGCGAGCCCCGGACCTTACCTCGAGATGTTCGCCAGGCGCGAAGCGCGCGGCTGGACCGTGTGGGGCAATCAGATCGAGGAATCGCTTTTCAACGCCAGCGCGGAGGCCGCATGAACGCGTTCGACGGCGCCCGCATGGTGGAGGCGCGCGCCATGCTGCGCCTGCGCCCGTTCATCGAGGAGCAGTCGGACGGCCGCTTCGTCGTCACCGACAAGGGCCGCCTGGCGCCGATGCTGCAGCAGGTGGTGGGCGACGTGCTGTTCAACGCGCGCCGCGACGGCCGGCTCTACGCCGTGGAGCTGAAGGCCGAGGCCCGCCAGACCGGGAACCTGTTCCTTGAGACGTGGAGCAACCGCAACCTTGAGAACCGGGACAGCCACGCGCAGCGCGGCAGCAACCCGGGCTGGCTCTACAAGCTGCGCGCCGACCTGCTGTTCTACTACTTCCTCGACACCGACAAGCTGTTCGTCATGGACGTGTTCGCCCTGAAGCGGTGGGCGTTCGGCGGCGGCCGGCAGGAAGGCCGCCTCCACCAATACCGCGAGGTGCGCCAGGGCAAGTATGAGCAGGCCAACGACACCTGGGGCCGGCTCGTCCCGATCTCGACCCTGCGCGTGGCGCTTGAGACGCCCGTCCGGGAGTTCAGCGTCGCCCAGCTAGAACTGCTGACGGAGGCCGAGTGATGGACATCTCGGCCCTCATCCCGCCGCCGGCCGAGGTGCGCCGCCGTGCCTGGGAATGCGCCTTCGTGCTGTGCCAGGACTTCCGACCGCGCCTCGCCCGGCACGAGGCCGAGCGGCTGGCGTGGCTGGTGGCGACCGGGCCTGACCGCCTGACCTGGGCCGAGATCCGCGAGGCGATGCGGCTGCACGCGAGCCATGTGGCGGTGCGGCCATGACCGCGCTCGCCGACGCTGCCGCCTTCCTCGCCGGCGCCTGGCCGTGCTTCCCCTGCGGCGCGAACAAGCGCCCGCTAACGGAACACGGCTTCAAGGACGCCACCCGCGACCCCGGCGAAGTGCGCCGCATGTTCCAGCGCCCCGGCACGGCCATGATCGGCGTCCCGACCGGGCCGGCGTCCGGGCTGGCCGTCATCGACCTGGACGTGAAGGAGGGCCGCTTCGGGCTGGAGTGGCTGGCCGCGAACCAGCACCGCATCCCCGAGACCCGCCGCCATCGCACTCAGTCGGGCGGGCTCCACCTCCTGTTCCGCTACCCCGACGGCCGGCGCGTCCGCAACAGCGCCAGCAAGATTGCGCCGGGCGTCGATGTCCGTGGCGAAGGCGGGTATGTGATCGTGCCTCCGTCTCCGGGCTACAGCCTGGAGACCGACGCCATGCCGGCCGAGATGCCGGGCTGGCTCCTCGACCTGATTGACCCGCCGGCGCCGCCCGCGCAGCCGGTCCAGGCCCGCCCGCTGCCCGCCACGGCGCACGACGGCACTCGCTACGGCCTGGCCGCGCTCGACCGCGAGTGTGGCGCCATCATGCGGGCCGCGGACGGCGCCAAGCACGACACCCTGAACCGCGCGGCCTACTCGATCGGCGGGCTGGTCACGGCCGGCGAGCTTGCCGAGGGACCAGCCTGGGCCGCGCTCTGCAACGCCTTCGACGCCATCCGCCACCGCTGCGAGGACCAGCGCCACGGGGAGAGGACGCTGCGGCAGGCGTTCGACCAGGGCATGGCCGCGCCGCGGTCGGTGCCGCCGCCGCGGACCTCCACGCATACCGTCCGCATCGAGTTCGCGCCGCCGCCAGGGTGGGACGTGCCGCCGCCGGACACGGTGCCGGACTACCTCCAGGCCGAGCCGGACATGGCGCCGGACATGCCGGACACGCCCGCCCGCCCAGCGAAGCCGGCGCAGCAGCGGCCCGCGCAGTCCCTGCCGCTCATCTACTTCGGGGACGTGACCGCCAACCTGGACGCGGCCGACTTCGTCGAGGGCCTGCTGACCGAGCGGGCGCTGTCCGTGGTCTACGGAGACAGCAACGCCGGGAAGACCTTCTGGGTGACGGATCTCGCCATCCATGTGGCGACCGGCCGGAAGTGGCGCGGCCGGGAGGTTGAGGCCGGCGGCGTCATCTACTGCGCGCTGGAAGGCCGCGACGGCATCTCAAACCGCATCGCCGCATTCAAAGCCGAGCATGGCCTGGACGGCGTCGACGTGCCGTTCGCCATCATCCCGGTGCCCATCAACCTCCTCGACCCGGACGCCGACCGCGAGCGGCTGGCCCTGGCCGTCCGCGAGGCCGCCGAACACATGGGCGTGCCGGTCAAGATGATCGTGGTGGACACCCTGGCCCGCGCGCTGGCCGGCGGCAACGAGAACAGCCCCGAGGACATGGGCGCGCTCGTGAACAGCGCCGACTTCATCCGCCAGGAGGTGGAGGCCCACGTCCTGTTCATCCACCACAGCGGCAAGGACCAGGCGAAGGGCGCCCGCGGCCACAGCAGCCTCCGGGCCGCCACGGACACCGAGATCGAGGTGGTCCGCGCCGAGGGCGCCGAGATCGGCACGGTGCGCGTCACCAAGCAGCGCGACCTCCCGAAAGGCGACACCTTCGCGTTCAAGCTTCGGGTGGTCGAACTGGGCCTGAACCGCCGCGGCAAGCCCGTGACCTCCTGCGTGGTGGACGTGCCCGAGGGCGACGAAGTGCCCGCCGCCACGCCCGCCAGGCTGCCGGACAGCGTCCAGCAGGCCATGACGGCGCTGTCCGAGGCCATGGCCAAGGCCAGCCATCCCGCACCCGCCGGCCCGGACTTCCCGCCCAACACGCGATGCGTGTGGATGTCGGAATGGCGGCGCGAGTTCTACGGCCGCAGCACCGCGGCCACCCAGGAAGCGAAACAGAAGGCGTTCGTCCGGGCATCCCGCGACCTCATCAAGCGGGGTCTCGCGGCCTGCTTCAACGACCACGCCTGGCTTGTGAGGGACGCTGAATGACCCGGACATTCGACCCGGACAAGGCCGGACAGACCCGGACAAAGCCGGACATTAGACAAACAGCATATCCGGACAATTCCGGACACACCTCTATAGGGGTGTCCGGATGTCCGGGTGTGATGTCCGATGTCCGGGTGGTGGAGAAGAAGAAGCGCCAGCCGCGCCTCTCCCGTGATGCTCGCCTCTCTCTGGCCGTGCTGGGCATCAAGCGATGAACGCGGACACCCCGCCGGCTCAGCCGCCCGCCCCGCCCGCCGACCAGGCCGCCCGCTACGAGGTGATGGTCGCCGAGACGCGCCGCCTCTGGACCGAGAACGCCGACTTGCGCGCCGAGCTGGCCGAGCTGCGGCGGGCGCTGGGGCTGCGGGTATGAGCGGGGACGCCCTGCACGCCGCGGTCACGGCCGCCGCGGACCTGCTGCGCCAGGGCTTCGCAGATGAGGCCCGGGCAGTGCTGGAGCGGGCGGCACGGGACCACAGGCCGCCGCCGCCGGTCACGGTGGGCTGCACCTGCCCGCCCCGGGCTGAGACGACGTGCGCGGGGCTCTACTGCCCGCGGCGCGGGGTGGGTGCGGCATGACCATCCAAGTCTGGACGCTGCTGCTGTTCCTCGCCGGGACCAACGCCCTGCCGTCCGTGGTCCACTTCACGGCCGAGGATGAGTGCGTCGCCGCCCTGGCCCGCGTCGCCGAGGTGGCCGCCAGCCAGCGTGCCGAGGTGCAGGGGCTGTGCGTCCAGTCGGCCATCCCGGTGGTGGGCAGGAGGACGGCGCGATGACGCTGCACCCGGAGGCCACGACCGGCGTAGGCGTCCGCCTCGCCGCCGGCCACGCTGCCGGCTACCGCGAGGCCATAACGGACTACGGCGAGCGGGGCCGCGATTTCGAGGCCCGCCTCCTCGCCCGCACGCTGCTGCAGACCGCGCTGGCGGAAGGCGACTGGCGGCTGGTGCAGCGGGCCGTGGTGGCGCTCGGCGGCGTGCCGCTGGAGGTGCCGCGGGAAATCACCGGGCTGGAAGTGAGGGGTGGCTGACATGACGGTTGACACGGCGCCCGATCGTTCCCATCCTGCGGGCCAGCACTCGCAGGGGCCGCGCCCCTCCGAGTGCGGTAGCCATTCCGGCCCTCGCTGGTATGTGCTGCAGACGCACCGAGGCGCCGAGGCGCTGGTGGTCGAGGAACTGGCGAACCAGAACTTCGCCAGCCTCCTCCCGACCCAACGCCTAGACCCCAAGCCGGACCTGCCCGGCGCGCCCCGGCGTCACCGCAAGCGGCACGAGCTGCCGCGCCTCGCCCCGGCATTCCCGGGCTACCTGTTCGTGCTGTTCGACCGGGCCTCGCAGCCCTGGCGCGCCATCCACTCGACCCGCGGCGTCAAGCGGCTGTTCTCGACCGCGCCCGAGGCGCCGACGCCGGTCCCTGTCGGCGTGGTCGAGCGGCTGATGGCGAGGCTGAGCAAGTCGCTCGCCCTCTCAATGCCGGGCGGCCCCGACGAGGCGCTATGTGACGGCGCCATCGTCACCGTCCTCGCCGGCCCATTCGAGCGGCAGGAGGCCATCGTCATCCGCGGCTCGGTCCAGCGCGGTGAGGTCCGCGTCCGGCTGCTGGCAAGCGGCTGGGAGGCGGACGTGACCCGCGGCATCGTGGCGGTGGTGTCGTGATGGCGGTGAGGCGAGCGTGACGGATCGCGATTGCCACCGTTCTGGGTCCTTCCCCGTGCCGATTGTATGCGGGGGGCAAAAGCGCGCTACTTTCCTAGGGTCTGGGCGATTGCCTAGGGTTACATCACGCGGCGGGCTAGGCTGATGGCCACGGCGTCGCCTCTCCCCGAGAGCGTCACGGCGGGCCAGCTCGCGCGGCTGGCGGGTGTGACCGAGCGGGCCATCGCGGGCCGCAAGGGCGATGGCCGACTTCCGGCGGCGCCGGATGGCGGGATTGATTTCGTCGCGGTGGTCAAGGCCGGGATCAAGGCGCTCGGCGCCGAGTCCAAGCCGGGTGTCGCGGCATCCGAGGATCTGGACGCCTGGCGCGCGCGTGAAAGCCGGCTCCGCGGCGACAAGCTGGAGCTGATCAACGCGCAGCTTCGAGCCGAACTCGTGCCCGCGGACGAGATGGAGGCCGCGATCGGCGCCGCGTTCGACGCGGTGCGCGGCAAATTCCTGGCCCTGCCGTCGCGCGCCGCCCCGCTGCTGGTGGGGCTGAAGACCGCGCTGGCGATCCAGGACAAGCTCACGGAGCTGGTGCATGACGCCTGCGGCGATCTCGCCGCCTCCGAGGCCGTCGATACCGTCAAAGATCGCACTCGCCGCCGGGCCAACCGCGGCGCGGGTGGTGACGCGGACGCTGAGGAGGCTGGCGCCACCGCCTAGGCTCACGCTGAGCCAGTGGGCGGACAATTTCCGCTACCTCTCGCCCGAGACGAGCGCCGAGCCCGGCCGGTGGAACACGGCGCGGGCCGAATACCTGCGCGGAATCATGGATGCGGTGTCCGACCCGCGCGTCGAGCGCGTGGTTGTCATGGCGTCGGCCCGCGTGGGCAAGACCGAGGTCATCAACAACCTCGTGGGGTTCCACATCGGGCAAGATCCGGGGCCGATCCTGGTGGTCTACCCGACCGAGACGGCAGCCGAGGAGTGGTCGCGCGACAAGCTGGCGCCGATGCTGCGGGATAGCCCGTCGCTGCGGTCGAAGATCGCGCCGCCGCGGTCGCGGGACAGCCAGAACACCACCTTGCACAAGGTGTTCCCCTCCGGGCGGCTCTACATCGTGGGCGCCAACGCGCCGACCGGGCTGGCCGCAAAGAACATCCGCGTCGTCTGCTGCGACGAGGTGGACCGCTACAACGCGAACGCCGGCGGCGAGGGCGATCCGGTCGCCCAGGCCATCAAGCGCACGCAGAATTTCTGGAACCGGAAGATCGTCCTCGTCAGCAGCCCGAAGCTGGCGGGCTCCTCGCGCATCGAGGGCGAGTATCTGGCGAGCGACCAGCGGCGGTATTTCGTGCCGTGCCCGCACTGCGAGCATCCGCAGGCCCTTCGGTGGGCGCAGGTGCGCTGGCCCAAGGACGGCACGCCGGCCGAGCGGGCGGACGCGGCGGCATACCACTGCGAGGAGTGCGGCGCGGCCTGGACCGACGCCGAGCGGTGGGAGGCCATCACCACGGCGGCGCGCCGTGGTGGCGGCTGGCGGGCCGAGAACCCCGACAGCCGGGTCGCAGGCTTCCATCTGTCGGTCCTCTACTCGCCCTGGCGCACCATCGCGGAGACGGTGGCCGAGTGCCTGGCGGCGACGACGCCGGAGCAGAAGCAGGTGTTCGTGAACACCGCCCTCGGCGAGACCTGGCAGGAGCGCGGCGACGCGCCCGAGGCCGATCGGCTGCTGGAGCGACGCGAGGAATGGCCTGCCGGCACCGCGCCCGCGGGCGTGCTGGCGGTGACGGCCGGCGTCGACGTGCAGGGCGACCGCATCGAGGTCTACGTGTGGGGCTGGGGCAGGGGCCTGGAGTCCTGGCTGCTGGCCCGCGAGGTGATCCACGGCGACCCGGCGCAGGCCGCGGTGTGGGACGCGCTGACCGGGGTGCTGGACCGCGACTATCGCCGGGACGGCGGCGGGCGCGTCCGGGTGGCGCGGGCGGCGGTCGACACGGGCGGCCTGGTGACGCAGGCCGTGTATTCGCACCTGCGCCGGCTGCGCGACCCGCGCCTGCTGGCGATCAAGGGCGCCGATCGGTGGGGCAGCACGGCGCCGGTGACCGGGCCGACGCAGGTGGACGTGACCGAGGCCGGGCGGAAGCTGCCGCGGGGCCTGCGGCTCTGGACGGTGGCGGTCTCGACGCTGAAGGCCGAGCTCTACCGCCGTCTCTGGCTCTCGCGCGGCGACGCCGAGGCGTTCCCGGCCGGGTGGGTCCATCTGCCGTCCTGGCTGGACGGTGAGGCTGTCCGGCAGCTCGTGTCGGAGGAACTGCGCACGGTGAAGGACCGCCGCGGCTTTGCCCGGCAGGAATGGGCCAAGCTGCGCGAGAGGAACGAGGCGCTCGACTGCGCCGTCTACGCGCGGGCCGCGCTCTGGATCGCGGGTGCGGACAGGCGCGGCGATCGGTTCTGGGAAGAGGCCGAGAGGGCGCTGGGGCAACCGGCGCCACTGACGGTGGCGCTTCCCGAGCCTGCGCCGGAGCCCGGCGTGCCGGCGGTGGCGCCCGCGGTCGCGGCGCCGGCTGTGGCGCGCCAGTCGGCATGGCTGCGCCCCCGCGGCGGCTGGCTGCGATAGGAGATTTCCGTGGACGCAGCCGTTCTAGCATGGGCTCGGGCCGAGGCCGCGGGGAGCGACGCGCGCGAGCTGGCGACGGCCTACGCGTCTGGCATCCAGCGTGTGCGCTTCAGCGACGGCCGTGAGGTGGTCTATCGGACGCAGGCCGAGATGGAGCGCGCGATCGAGACGATGTTCTCCGCGTCGCAGTCGGCGGCGTCCCGCCGGCCGTCCGTGACGCGCGCCGCGTTCAACCGGGGCTGGTGATGGCGGCCCGGATGACATGGCGGCAGCGGGCCGCGGCGCGCATCGCCCGCATGACGGGGCTCCGCGTCTATCAGACGGCGCAGGACACCCGGTTTCGGCAGTCCGCAGGCATGGCGGGCGGCAGCAGCGCGAACGGCGAGGTCACGGCCGGCGCCCAGCGCGCGGCGTGGAACGCCCGCGACGCGGTGCGCAACGACGCCTTCGCCCGGCGCATGGTGGACATCTGGGCCGCGAACGCGGTGGGGACCGGCGTCACCTGCGCGTGGGACGACGCCGCGCGCGACGCGGCCTGGCGCCGCTGGGCCGCAACCACGGCCTGCGACGCCGAGGGCAAGAAGACGCTGGCCGCGATCGAGGCGCTGGTGATGCGCGCGGTCGTGACGGACGGCGAGGCCATCGTGAGGCTGATCCCCGGGCCGCCGACCGAGCGGAACCCCGTGGGGCTGACGCTGCAGGTGCTGGAGGCAGACCACCTCGACCGGCTGAAGACGGGCATCTTCGACGGCGCGGCGGTCATGCAGGGCGTCGAGATCGACCCCGAGCGCGGGCGTCCGGTGGCCTACTGGCTGCTGCCGCGGCACCCGGGCGAGACGTGGCCGCTGCTGCCGTCGCTCTCGCAGAGCCCGTCCGTGCGCGTGCCGGCCGAGTTCGTGTTGCACGTCTACCGCCAGGAGCGGCCCGGCCAGGTCCGCGGCATCTCGTGGCTGACGCCGGTGCTGCCGGTGCTGCGCGACCTCTCGGACTACGAGGCCGCGCTTCTGATGAAGGCCAAGATCGAGGCGTGCATGTCGGCCATCGTGACCGACAACGGCGAGGAGACGCTGACGCCCGCCGAGGGTCGCGTCACTGACGCGGCCGGCAACGTGATCGAGACGTTCGAGCCCGGCATGATCATCTACCGGAAGGGCGCGGGCGAGATCGAGGTGGTGAACCCGTCCGGCGGCGGCTCGCACCTTCAATTCGCGCGCCGCGCGCTGGAGCGGGCGGCGGTAGGCGGCGGCCTGACCTACGACCAGGTTTCGGGCGACCTGACCGGCGCCAACTACAGCAGCCTGCGGGCGGGCAAGATCGAGTTTCGCGCGTTGAACGGCCAGGTGCAGTGGACGATCCTCCTGCCGCAGCTCTGCGCGCCGGTGGCCGAGGCGTTCGACCGGGCCGGCGCGATGGCGGGCCTGTGGCGCGTCGGCGGCGGCTTCACGCACACGCCCGAGGCGCCCGAGGTGGTGGACCCGCTGAAGGACATCACGGCGATCATCATGCAGATCCGCGCCGGGCTGCTTTCGCCGCAGGACGCGGCGGCGATGCTCGGGTGGTCCTATGCGGAGGTCATAGCGAAGATCGCCGAGGCCGACGCGATGCGGGACGCGGCGGGCGTGGTGGTCGACAGCGACCCGCGCCGGCTCGCCAAGAGCGGCACGGCGCACGACGCGGCGCAGGTGGCGGCGGTCGAGATCGCGGCGACGGGGGCGGCCATGCCGCAGGCCCCGCAGCCCACGGAGCCGGCGCCGGCCGAGTAGGAGTTCCCCATGGACGCAGAGACAACTGACGCGCCGGAGACCCGGCGCGAGCCCGACACGCTGTTTCAGCGCCTGGCGGCATTCGAGCCGACCACCTTTGACGCCGATTCCCGCACCGTCGAGCTGGTGTGGACCACGGGCGCCGAGGTGACGCGGCGCGACGTGTGGACCAACGAGAAGTGGGTGGAGCGGCTGGCCGTCACCGACGCGGCGGTCGATCTGTCGCGCCTGAACGCCGGCGCGCCGGTCCTGAACTCGCACAGCCAGTGGAGCCTCGCCGACGTGATCGGCGTGGTCGAGCGCGCGTGGATCGAGAAGGGCAAGGGGCACGCGAAGGTGCGGTTTTCCGACCGTCCCGAGGTGCAGCCCATCGTGCGCGACGTGCAGGCCGGCATCCTGCGGAACATCAGCGTCGGCTACCGGGTGGACCAGTGGAAGGACACCCCGCCGAGCGATCGGCAGCCCGTGCGCGTCCGCGAGGCGGTGCGATGGGTGCCGCACGAGATTTCCCTTGTGCCCGTGCCGGCCGACGCCGGCGCGCAGGTGCGTTCCGACCCGGCCGGCGCGGCAGATACGCCGGAAGCTTCAACCCGCGGCGTCGCGCCGCTCAACCCGGAGGCTCGGATGTCCGAAGCCGTTACCCAGCCGGGCGCGCAGGCGCCCGCTCCCCAGCCCGCCGTTGACATCGAGGCCGTTCGCCAGGAGGCCATCGCCGCCGAGCGTTCGCGCCTCGCCGGCATCGACGGCGTGCTGACCGCCGCCGCCGCACTGCTGCCCGAGGAGGTGCGCGCGTCGCTGCGCGCCGAGGCGATGACCGGCGGCCTGTCCGTCGACGCCGTGCGCGCCCGCGCCTTCGAGGTGGCGGCCGAGCGCGCCCGCGGCGGCGCCGCCGCGCCGGCCATCAGCCCGGTGCAGACCGTCCGCATGGGGCCGTCCGGCGACGATCCGGTGGTGCTGCGCGACGCCATGGCGGACGCGCTGGCGGTGCAGATCCGCAGCACCTACAAGCCGCAGACCGACCGCCACCGCGAGTGGAGCGGCGTCCGCATCTCGGACATGGCGCGCGAGCTGCTGGCGGCCCGCGGCGAGCGGGACGTGCCGCGCAACCGCGTGGCGCTGGCCGAGCGGTCCTTCCACTCGACCAGCGACTTCCCTCTGCTGCTGTCCAGCGCGCTGAACAAGGTGCTGCTGTCCGACTACGCCCTGGCCGAGCCGACTTATCGGATGTTCATGGCGCGCCGGACGTTCAACGACTTCCGGCCGCACAGCTTCCTCCGCGTGGGCGATTTCCCCGCGCTGTCGGCGCTGGCGGAGGGCGGCCAGATCACGCTGGGCACCATCTCCGAGGGCCGCGAGCAGATCACGATGGCGACCTACGCCCGTGGCGTGCGCGTAACCCGGCAGATGCTGATCAACGACGAGCTCGGCGCCTTCAACGACTTCGCGGGCATGATCGGTCGCCGCATCCTCGATTTCGAGAACGCGACGGCCTTCGCGCAGGTGACGACCGGCTCCGGTGCCGGCCCGAACCTCGCGGACGGCAGCGCGGTGTTCACCACCGGCCGCGGCAACCGCTCGGCCTCGGGCGCCGCGATCGACGTGACCAGCCTCGGCGCGGCGCGCCAGGCTCTGCGCAACCGGACCTCGCCGGACGGGCTGAAGCTCAACCTGTCGGGCCGCTACCTGCTGACCGGCCCGGCCTACGAGACGATCGCGTGGCAGTTCACGTCGGCGCAGTATGTGCCGGCGACGGCGGCCACGACGAACCCGTTCCGCGGCACCTACGAGCCGATCGTCGACGCGAACATCACCGGGAACAACTGGTATCTGTTCGCCGACCCGGCGGTCGCGCCCGTCTACGTCTACGGCTTCCTCTCTGGCGCCGAGGGGCCGCAGACGCGCATCACGAACCCGCCCGGCACGGACGGCGCGGTCAGCGTCGATGTCTGGCTGGACTTCGCCTGCGGCGCCATCGACTGGCGCGGCGGTCAGTTCAACGCCGGCGCCTGAGCCGATGGGGCGGCCACCGGCCGCCCCGCTCCGCCACAGACATGATGGAGGCCGAAGATGGCCAAGAACTACGTTCAGGACGATGACCGCATCACGCTCGCCGCGCCCTACGAGGTGGCAAGCGGTTCCGGCGCCCTGGTGGGCACGCTGTTCGGGGTGGCGATCGCCGGAGCAGCGAACGCGGCCACCGTCACGCTGCAGACCCGCGGCGTCCACGACCTGCTGGCCGAGGGCGCGGTGTCCGGCCAGGACATCGCCGTGGGTGGTGCGGTCTACTGGGACGACGCCGCGAAGCGGTGCACCAAGACCAGCACCAGCAACACGAAGATCGGCGTCGCGGTCGCGGCCAAGGCCAGCGCCGCGACGGTGGTCCGCGTGCGGCTGAACGGCACCGCCTGACGTGGTGTTTGCCGCCGCAGCCTCTGCGCTGGCCCGCTCAGTGCTGGGCTGCGAGGCGCGATACACGCCGCGCGAGGGAGGCCCCGGCCTCGCCCTGCGCGTCGTGGTGTCGCGCCCCGAAGACCTGGCGCTCGGCCTGGGCGGCGCGGTGGCGCCGGCGGTGGAGGCGATGGTTCCCGCCGCGCTCGGGTTCCGCCCGGCGCGCGGCGACACCCTGGAAGTCGGCGCCGACCGCTACCGCGTCGAGTCCGTCCAGCAGGACGCGACCGGCGCGTCCTGGCGCCTGACGCTGGCCCGCGCGCCGTGACGCCCATCCGCGAGGCGGTGACGGCCGCGGCGCACGCCAGGCTGGCCGCCGTGCTGACCGGCGTGACGGTGGAGCGGGTTCGCCGCGCGCCGCCGGACCTGTCGGAGCTGCCGCTGGTCGTGGTCGCCGCGGGCGACATGACGGCGGACGAGGAGCAGTCGCCCGGGGAAACGTTTTGGCGCATCGGCGTGACCGTGACGGGCCACGCGATGGGCGGGACGGACCTGGCCGCGGAGCAGGCGCTGTCGGAGCTTCACGCGCGCGTCGTCGCTGCGATGCAGGGGCACGACCTCGGCGCCGGGGTGGTGGACGCGCTGAGCGACGGCGCGACCTTCGAGATGCTGCTGGCCGAGGATTCCGACACGCCTGCCGGCGCCTTCGAGGCGCGGTTCACGGTGCTGGCGGTCGCGCCCTCGGGCAACCCATACGCGGCCTAGCCGCGCGCTTCCCGCGGCCCCGCGCCGCATCCCACAACTCGGAGACTGAGGCATGAGCACTGCTCTCGTGCGGATGCGGTTTGCTGCCGTGGCCGCGAAGGTGGAGACCACGGCGGGCGCGGACGCGATCGGGGGCAGCCCGGCGTCCAGCGACTGGATCGGCGGCGACTGCGAAGTGACCTTCCAGCAGAACGCGGTGCAGAACCCCGAGCTGACCGGCTCGCTGGACGTGTCCGCGCCGATCGTCGGCGGGCTGCAGACCAGCATCCGCATCCGCGTGCCGCTGCGCGGCGCCGGCGCCGGCACGACGCCCGGCACGGCCCCGGAGTGGGGCACGCTCATGCGCGCCTGCACGATGGTCGAGACGGTGACGGCGTCGGCGGTGACGGGCACGGCCACCGCCGGCACCACGACCTCCGTCACGCTGGCGGTCGCCGCGTCCACCACGGCGCAGATTTACCGCGGGATGCCGATCATCCTCACCGGCCCGGCCGAGACGACCGGCATCACGGACTACACCACGGGCCGCGTGGCGTCGCTCGGCAGCACGCTCGCGTCGGCCGCGACCGGCACGACGACCTACAACATCCCGATCAACGTCCGCTACTCGCCCACCTCGGACGAGGGCGCATCGGGCTACCGCACGGCGACCGTCTACTTCTACGCGGACGGGCTGCTGTGGCGGTTCACCGGCTGCCTCGGGTCGTGGAGCGCCGAGTTCACCACCGGCGGCCTCGGCTTCCTGGTGTTCACGATGCGCGGCCAGCTCGTGTCCGCTCCCACGGCGCAGGCCGTGCCGTCCGGCGCGCTCGGCACCGTCCGCGCCACGCCGCCCCGCTTCGTGGCGGGCCGGATGCAGTTCAACCGCCTCCCGGCGCAGACCCGCAGCGTGACGGTCGACGCGGGCGTGACGACCGTCCTGCCCGACGACCCCGAGGCGACCGAGGGCTACGGCGCCGCGGTGCCGGTGGAGCGCGCGATCACCGGCGCGCTGGACCCGCTGATGAACACCACTCTCTCGCCGACGCGGTTTTCGGCCTTCCAGAACGGGACGAACGTGCCGCTGATGGTCATCGTGGGCAGCACGGCGGGCAATCGCTTCCTGCTGACCATGCCGAGCATCCGGCAGACCCAGAACAACCCCACGGCCCGCGACGGGCTGGGCGCGGACGCCATCGCGTTCAGCGCGGACGGCGCCGACGCTGGCGTCTTCCTGGCGCAGTTCTGACCAGACCGGCCCGACAGCCGGGCGCGTTCGCGCGCGCGACGGCGGGGGAGGTGTCGGCCTCTCCCGCCACCCACCTCTCCGACAAGAGGCTTCACCTTGAACGCCATATTCTCCCGGCGCGACGCCGAGTGGTTCGAGCCGCCCGGCGCGGACGGCCGCCGCTACCTGATCGCGCCGCTGACCTTCCGCGAGCGCCAGGCGTTCCGCGCCGACCTCGCGCGCGAGGGCGGTTTCTATCCCGTCGAGGCCCAGATGTATGAGGCCCTGCGCGCCGCGGTGCGCGAGGTCTCGCCGGGCAACGCCGACGAGCTGGTGGCCGCGATCGACGCCGCAGAGGCCGCGCTGGACGACGTGGCCGCGCAGGTGCGTCTTGCCAGCATCGAGGCCGCGTGCGCCACGGTGCCGGTCTACGCGGCCCTGCTGGCGGCGCGGCAACGCTACCTCGGCACGCTGCCCTGGGTCGCCGCGCGCCATGCGCTGCGCGGCTGGGATGGCGACGGGCTGCCCGAGTTCCGCCGCGAGCGCGGCGCGGTGCCCGACGAGCTGCTGGACGCGCTGCCGCAGCGCGAGGTCGAGGCGATCGGCTGGCACGCCAGCGGCATGATGAACGTGACGCAGGCCGCGGAAAAAAACTCCGCGGCGCCCTCGCCGTCGCCCGAGACCCAGACGCCTACCGAGGCGGCCTGAGACCGGACGGCGGGGGCGACTGGCTCGTGGCCGACGAGGCGTGGCCGGAGAACCCGGCGCTCGTGGTGCCGCGGTGCTTCGCCGACTTCGTGGCGCTCTGGGACGTGTGCCGCGGCGGCATGGGCGGCGTCTCGCACTGGCCGGACGCTGGCGGCGTGGGCGATCAAGCGGCGTGGGTGGTGGACGCCTTCGGCATCCTGGCCCGCACGGCCGGCGAGTGGGACGAGGCGGATCGGCGCAGGCGGGGGCAGGGGTGATGGGACTGCTGCGGGCCGCCGTTACCGGCAACCTGCGCGCCGCGATGGATGCCGAGGTCCGCGACGTGGCCGCGTCCATGCGGCGCGGCGTCGAGAGGGCGGGCAGGGAGATCCAGGCCGGGCTGCGCGCGCAGGCCCGCGGCGCAGGCTTCAGCGACCGGGGGCGGGCCATCGCCAATGCATGGCGGCTGGCCGTCTACCCGATGCGCGGGGTGGCGCCCCGCACCTTCCGGCCGTCCGCGCTGGTCTACAGCAACGCGCCGAAGCTGGTGCAGGCGTTCGACGAGGCCAAGCCGATCCGCGCGAAGGGCTCGCGCTACCTCGCCTTCCCGACCGGCTACAACGCCGTGGGCGGACGGCGCGGCGCATCGGCCCGCGGCGGCGTCCGCGTGACGACGGAGCAGATGCGGGCCGCCCGCAAGGAGGCGTTCGTCCTCCGCGCGAAGACCAGCCCCGGAGTCCTGCTGTGGTGCCTGCGGGTGCGCGCCGCAAGCGGCCTGAAGCGCCGCAGCCGGCGGCTGCGACTGTTCGTCGGGGCCACGACCGAGGTGATGACCGGCAAGCGCCGCGGCCAGCAGCAGGCGGCGCGCGAGGTCCTGGCGCAAGGATTCGTCCCGATGTTCTTCCTCGTGCGCCAG